TGAGCAGCGGGTCCAGGCCGTAGTGGCGGGCGACGGCCACCACCGCCCGGGACCGGGGGTCGCGGGGGTTGAGGCCGAGGTACTGCAGCACGGCCTGGTCGGTGGGATCGAACGCGCCGATGGTGGCGTTCTCGCGGGTTGCGATCTCGGTCATGACAGCTCCAGGTCGCGGTCGGCCCAGGCGGGCAGCGAGACGAGCTCGATCTCGTCGGGGTATCCGGGCCACAGGTCGGCCTCGGTGCAGTCGCGATAGATCTCCAGCGCCCGCCGGTTGCGGGCCTGGCCGGCCCGCAGGGTGGGCTCGTCCAGCTCGGCGACGTTCACCAGGTAGGGCGCCGCCTTCTCGACGAAGACGAAGAGCATCGCCGGGTCGCTGCCGGGGTGCAGGGCCCGGTAGCCGTCCAGGTACCAGGCGGCCTGCTGGTGGTAGCCGTACTGGGCGACCGTGCGGCCCAAGGCTCCCGGGCCGGCGTCGGTCGTGGTCTTCAGGTCGGCGAGGATGGGGCGGCCGTCGTCGTGCGGCAGGTGGTCGACCATCGCCCGGCACATGACACCGGTGGCCTCATCTCGCCACACCAGCGTCTGCTCGGGGCGGCCGCGCGCCGGGTCGAACAGCGCGCCGGCGACCGGGTGGGACAGCACCGCCTCGGCCATGGCGTAGGCCCGGTCGTAGTCGTCGCGCAGCAGCGGCAGCCGCCCGTGCCGGGTCGCCTCGTCCCGCGCGGCCCGGGCGGCCTTGGTGCGCCAGTCGTCGGCGTCGATCCGCTCCGGCTGGATCCCGACGCCCAGGACGAGGGAGTGCACGGCGGTGCCGAGGATCATCGCGGGCGTGGGGGCGGGCGGGTGCTGCCGCTCGTACTGCCAGCGGGCGGGCGGCACCTGCAGCAGCCGGCGGGCGCCGCTGGACGACAGGGACCCGCCGGGCACG